TTGCTGGCGTGCTCGCGGCGGGCGCATCGTGGGCTTGGGGCAAAATCACTTCGCAGCACTAAGGGGACAGGATCATGACTTTCGACCCGACCGCGTATGGCACATTTCGATACGGCTATGACATGACCTCCGCAACGTGGAAGGGTGCCAACCGATCGGGCGGGTACGCCGCCATCACCGCGCTGGCCGCAATCTCCGGCTCCGCCGCGTCCAACAACCTCACCAAAGACGGGAACCGCAACTGGCCCGTCGTCGGGTGCGTCGGCGGTCAACACCTTGCGTCGTGGCGCGTCGGCACCAATCAGCAGTGCGCATCCTACAAGGTGGCGGGAACCTCGTTCGATACCTCGACGGCAACGGGCCTCTGTGCGGCGGGCTTCATTGCCATGCACCGGCAGTTTTCGACCGTCAACAACACCAATCCTCGCGTGTTGTTCCAGCACTCCAACAAGTGCATTGTCTCCGCCGATGGAGCAATCCCCCGCCTCAAGTTCACCGATGCCACACCCACCGTCAACGACCCCGGCATCTACATCCCCGCGAGCATGACCCCGTTTGTTCTGCGGGTGAACTCGGGCGGATGGCGCATGCGTGTGGGTGGGTATTCCTCCGCGTTCACCGGCTCCCAGACGGGCGGAAACGCCTCGAACGTGTTCTACCACATGTGCGACAACTCGCAGGCGAATCAGTGGTGGAACGCGCACGCGGGCCTGTATTTCTACGACGGCGACACGACCAGCATGTCCAACACCGTGATGGACAATCTCTTCACGGCCATGCAAGCCGAGTATCCGGTCGCCACCCCGACCACGTACATCGCTGCGCTGGGTCACTCATGGCAGGCCGGATGCTGGGGACACGGCGCGGATTCGGTCCCCGGACTCGTGGCCGAAGCGTTCCCAACCGCCCGCGTGTACAACTTCGCCGAAGGCGGGGCACTGGCAAGCCAACTGACAACCCAGATCACCCGCGCCATCACCGGCGCGGCCAACTGCGGATTCACGCCCACCCAGAAAATCGCCCACATCATGATCGGAGAGAACGAAATCGAGGCCCAATCCGTGGGCACGTTCGCCACCGACATTGCCGCCGCCAAGGCCGCGCTCATCGCCGCTGGGTTCAAGATTGTGTTCGATGACGTTCATCCGTTCAGCCACGTTGCCGAAGCCGATGCCACTGTGGTTGCCCGTGAGGCCATCCGCACCACCCTCCGGGGTCTGCTCGCGGCCATCAACTCCGCCGGGTGCTACTGCATGACCTATACCAATCAGGCCCCGTGGTACGTCAACTACACCGGCGCATCGACCGATGCTCTCAAGGCTGTTGCCGTCCGCAAGATCACCGATTCACGCCTGTACGAAATCAGCGTGCTCAACGGCGACACCCCCACAGCCCTGACCGACTCGCAGGAACTGCACCCCGGTTCATTGGGCATCCGACAGCTTGCAACACAGGCCATTGCGGGCATCTCGCAGGTTGCGGGCAACTTCGCGGGCGCGGGTGCCGGGTACGGTCGCCTGATTCCCTTCCCCGTCCCAGCATGAGAGAGACATGACCACCACCATTGAGCCACCCGTGAAGGCAAAGAAGAAGCTCACGCCCACCCAAGCCCTCATGCGCCCGGACACCTCCGGCCACCCCCTCACCGGCACGGAGTACAACGCGGGCAAGCCCGTTCCCATCCAGCCCCGCCCCACGCCCGAAGACATGGCCCAGCGGCTGTTGAGCATCAGTTCAAACCCAGACAGCCTACTGGAATCGGCACCAGACGCGGGGCTGTCGGAAATGGCCAGTTATCTTGCTGGCATGTCCGACTCCCAATTCCGCCGGGGGTTGAAGCCCTGCGTTATGGACGGCGCGAGGTACGACATGGATGCTATGGGAGTCCTCTGCACACAGCGCGGCAAGGGATTCCTCACCGGCCTGTTCCGCTGCTTGGAAGTCATCCACCAGCGGGGATTCCGTCTCGATCCTCCCCGTGGCGTGCGCGGCGTAGGCATGGCCAACAAGGGCCGCGACAAACAAGCCAAACCTCGATAGCCGATAAAGAACCATCATGGCCACATACCGCGCCGCCGACTCCCAGACCATCACCTCCACCGAGACGGACATCTTCGTCGCGTCCACCGCTCTCGACACCAACGGCGCGAAGGGCACCAACGGCCCGCCCGTGTTCTCATTCGGTTTCAAGGTCGTCTCCGGCATCGCCCTCGTGCGCGTCTACCCGTCAGGCGCCGCCGAACAGATCACCCTGACCAGCGCGGACGGCTGGGTTCCCCTTGGCGAGTACAGCAACAAGATGGGCGTTACCCGCCTGACCGTCCAAGGTGGTGCGTCGGCCTCGTGCGTCGTGAGTTGGTACCCCATCGCATCTTGAACGTCTTAGATGGGCCTCTCCTGGCTTGTCGCTGGGAGGTGCCTTTGAACAACATGGTTACGACAGCACCACAACAGGGGACGGATGACTCTGGGGGTATGGGGGACAACGCGCGGGCCTCTGACCTCGCCATGACTCGCCGTGCTATCCGTGAAGGCTGGGACGTACCCGAAGAGGCCAAGGCGCAGGCGGGACCAATGGCGTGGGCCATCGCCAAGCGGACGTACAAGAAAAAGCCCGGCACCGCCCTCAAAGCCCTTCGCACGCTGCTCGAAATCGAACAGGCACAGAAGGAAGCCCCGAAGACCGGGCAGGTGATGGTGATCGTCCACAATGAAAACCGACTCCCAGATTCACGTCCGGCTGCCGACGCTCCATCCGGGCCAGAGACGGGTCATCCGCGATTCCAAGCGGTTCAACGTTTTGATGTGCGGAAGACGCTCGGGGAAGACGACGCTGGGTGAGGTCATCGCCTGTCGGTGTGCCTTGGAAGGGCATCCGGTGGGCTGGTTCGCTCCCACATTCAAGTACATGCTGGACGCTTGGCGCATGATCGTGGAGGCGTTGGGCGATGCCATCGCGCGCACGGACACGCAGGAAAGGCGTATAGAACTCCACGGGGGCGGCTCGATTGATTTCTGGTCACTCGACAGCACGGACCCCGCTCGTGGGCGCAAGTATGCCCTTGTCGTGCTGGACGAATGCGGGATCGTCAAAGACCTATTGGAGTGCTGGCGCGCCGCTATTCGACCGACGCTTGTTGACCTTCGCGGGAGTGCGTGGTTTCTCGGCACCCCGAAGGGCCGCCGCGAGTTCTTCCAACTTTTCAGCAAGGGCGAGAGCGGTGAAGCTGATTGGGCATCGTTTCGATTGGAATCTAAAGACAACCCAATCATTGACCCCAGCGAAATAGAGGCCGCACGACGCGACCTTCCCCCCGCTGTCTTTGATCAGGAAATGCGAGGGATTCCCGCCGACGATGGCGGTAATCCTTTCGGTATCGCCGCGATTGCGAAGTGTTTTGATGGCGACGTAGTGGGTGGCATCTCGAACCATGCCCAAGTCTACGGCATCGACCTCGCCAAGAGCCAAGACTGGACGGTTGTCACCGGGCTGGACAACCGGGGCCGAGAGGTGTTCTTCGACCGCTGGCAGGGCATCCCGTGGCATGACACCATCCGGCGCATTGTGTCCATCGTGGGGTCAACGCCCTGTCTGGTGGACTCCACGGGCGTGGGTGATCCGGTGCTAGAGCAGATCCAGTTGAAGGTGCCACAGGCGGAGGGTTTCCAGTTCACCGGGCCGAGCAAACAGCGGCTCATGGAAGGGCTGGCCGTCGCTATCCAGTCCAAGGCTCTCGCCCTGCGCAATCCCATCATGCGGTCGGAGCTAGAGAACTTCGGGTACGAGTACACCCGCACGGGCGTTCGCTACTCGGCCCCCGAAGGGCTCCACGACGACTGTGTGTGTTCGCTCGCCCTCGCGGTCATGGCCGCGTCACAGTTCACAGGCTACGGCGTGGTAGAGGCTGGCAACAACGACCGCCCACCCGAACACATCGACTGGTCCAAGGTGGCACGGACCACACCGAACAACGGAATAGCCGATACAAGGGGTGCAAACTCCGCCTCTATCACTCTCCCACGGGTGCGCCTCACCGATTGGGAACTGGGCCTGTAATGAGCTGGCTTGAACAACGAATAGCCGAGACGGAAGCGGAGGACGTTGTAGAGACGAAACGCGCGGGCGGATCGTTGTATCCCTCCCGATCTCTGCTCTCCGGTGATGACATCGTGGCCGTGACGGCTCGCCCGTCTGACCTCCAGACCGGCACGCGGTATCAGCAGATCAAGCAGATGGAGTTGATCCTGCGGTATGGGAAGTGGGTCCGCGTCGCCGCGTCCCGCAATGCGTCGGCGGTTGCGTCTGTTCCCCTGCGCGTGTTCCGGGTGGCGCCCAAGTCTGGTGGCATGCTCCGCTCGCGTCCGCTGGATAACCTCGAAATCAAGCGGATTGCCAAGACGGGCGGCTCCATCGCCCGAAAGTCGTTCGGCAACTACCGAGAGGGCTGGGAGGAAGTGACCGACGATCGGCATCCGCTCGTGATGCTGCTGGGTCAGGCCAACAACCAAGTCAACGGGTTTGAGTTGATTGAGTCGCTGCAACTGTTCCTCGAACTTGCGGGCGACGGGTTCTGGTGGAAGGACTTTGGGCCGCAAGGATACCCGATTGCTCTGTGGAATCTGTTTCCCCAGTATTGCGAGATCGTCCCCAACCCGAACGGGTCGATCGGCTTCTACAACTACGGACGGCCCGAGACGAAGCGGCGCATCCCGCCCCGCGAGTGCGTTCACTTCAAGTTCCCCAACCCGCACGATCCGCTGTACGGCCTTGCGCCGCTCGCGGGGTGCATTGAGGAAGCGGACATATCCGTCAAGCTCTCGGTATTCGCTACCGCCTTCCTCGACAACGGGGTAGTCGGCGGCGCCAACGTGTTCCTCCCCTTCGCCACGAAGGATCAGGCCGAAGAGACGCGGCTGGAACACGATGCCCTGTACTCGGGTCCGCGCCGTGCGAATCGAACGAGGTTCTGGCGCGGCAAAGAGGTTCGGGTTGAGTACCCGCCCCAGACAGACAAGAACCCGATCCTCGAATCATCCGAGAACATGGCCCGCAACCTGATTGCGGCGGCGTTCGATCTGCCCGTGGGCCTGCTCAACATAGAAGAGAAGAGCCTGGCCAACGGCAAGGTGGTGGCCCCGCATTGGCAACTGCTGTCGATCAAGCCCCGATGCCAGCGGCTAGAGGACAAGCTCAACGAAGACCTCGTGCCTGATTTCCGCGAGGCCCTGAACGATCCCACGCTCATCGTGTGCTTTGACAACCCCGTGGACGAGGACCGCGCGGCGATGGTGCTGGAAGTCACCACGCTGGCGGGCAAGAAACCGCTCATTACTCAGGACGAGGCCCGTGGTCAGCTTGGCCTACCCCCGCTCACGGCTGCACAGAAAGCCGAGCTTGAACCGCCCGAACCGACGATGCCCGGCGACAAGGGCGACAAGCCCGCGAAGAAGCCCAGCAACTCGGCCAAGTCGCTGCTGTGGCACGGGGATGCGGGCAACGAGGATGCGGTTACAAAGAAACTCCCAAAGACAGTCACGTTTGTACTGCACGAGTTGGCGGATGCTCTAGCCGACATCTTCAAGGCGTTCGCTCCGGCATACGCGGCCAACCCATCCATGCCGGGCCTTGGCGTGTCGCTGGACGTTCGCGGTGCGCTCGTGTCGCAGGTGTTCGACGCGCTGCAATCCCCGATCGCCAAGACGTTCATCGGCGGGTACAACGAAGCGGTCGATGAGGTGAACAAGTCGAAGACGCGGCGTGAGCCGATGGCTGAGATGGAAGCCCTGACGCTGGACGCTCAGGAGTTTCTTAAAACCCACACGCTTGACCTGTCCAACGCCGTCACCCAGACATACGAGGGGCGTATCCGTGCGATTCTACAGTCAACCATCGCGGAGGGCGGGAGTATTGGGGATGCGTCTGTGCGAATCAGGACGCTGGTTCCTGACGAATCCCCTGCGGCGGCTGCACGGATCGCACGCACGGAGACGATGCGGGCATACGCGCACGGCAAGGACAACGCGGCGGCGGCATCGGGGGTTGTGACGAAGCGGGAATGGCTGCTGAGTGGCAACCCGTGCAAGGTGTGCCGTGCGGTGCATGACGATCACAAGTACGCCAAGGTGGGCGAGCCCTTCGTGAAGAAGGGAACGGTTGTGGCAGGGAAGGTGATGGACTACTCGGATGTGTGGGGGTCCGACGCGCACCCAAACTGCTCATGTGGAGTAGGGCTGGTGTTCGTCAATGAGATTGAGAAGGAACGGGAAACATGATCGACCTGCAAACCATCCAGCGGCGGCACCAAGACGGCGGCACGGGTGACATTATCGTCAAGCGAATGGCGATGAAGACCCCCACCGTCAAGATCGACAAGCGGATCATCGCCGGGCTTGTGTCCACCGATGGCGTGGACATGGACGGGGATGTTGTCATTCAGGACGGCATCGACACCTCGTATTTCTGGGAGGCCGACGCGGAGGCGGGGGTACGCACGGTGTACCTCGACCACGACTATTCCATGCCCGTGGGAACGTGCCGGAACCTCACCCTTCGCTCGGACGGGCTCTATGGCACCACGTACGTGACGCGCCTGCCCGTGGGCGATGAGATCCTCACGCTGGTGGATGAGGGCATCCTGCGCGGCCAGTCCATCGGGTTCCGGGTGCAAGTGGCCGACGAACCATCGGCGGAGGAGCGGATTCGCTACGGGGCCAAGTGCAAGCGGATCATCCGCAAGTCCACCCTGCTCGAATACTCGGTCACGGCGATGCCCTGCAACCCCGAATCCACGCTGCACCTTGCCGAGCTTGTGGGCAAGTCCCGCGTGTCCAAGCGGATGGCGGATCTCATCGCGCCGCCCGTGAAGATTGAGGAGCCCCAGATGGTCATCACCTCTGGCGGGGTGTTCACGATCCGATGATGACCGTGAACTACGGCAACTACCACGGCGGGGTGGACGTTGTGAGCGTGAGCCCCCTGCTACGTGGAGGCATCCGGGTGCTTGTGTCGGACGGTCACAAGGACATCTTCGCCACGGTGGAGCGGATCGAACCCGACAAGGTGGTTGTGGACGCGGAGGGATTCGGCATGGCGAGCGTTCCCCACGATTCGCTGCTCATCTGGGCCAGCGAGGATCGGCCCCGCGAGTACTACGTGAAGCACGCCAAGCCCTATCCGTTTGCAATGAATGTGTCCCCCGTCAACGACAACGCCCCGGCTCATCCTTGATTCGGGGCGGTGTACGCGAGGTGTAAGATGGTATCCCTGAACGCCGACGCTTTGCTTGACCGTAAACCCCACCCCATCATGGATTCTCTAGCGGTGCCTGTCATCAAGGGCCAGCGGTTGTTCATCACCGGCGCGGGCGGCAGCATCGGCAGTGAGATTGCGAAGGTGGCCGCGAAGTACGGCCCGAAGTCGCTGGTGCTGATGGACCGCTCGGAAGCGGCGTTGTTCCAAGTCTCCCGACACCTCACCTTGCAGGGACACCCGCACATTCCGGTACTTGGGGATGTGGCCGTGGCCGACGATGTAAACGAGGCCATCGGATCGCACCGGCCCGATGTGGTGTTCCACGCGGCGGCGCACAAGCATGTGCCGATGACCCAGAGCCATCCGGCACAGGCGGTCAAGAACAACGTCCTCGGCACGCTGAACATGGCCGTTGCCTGCGAGGGAAAGGTGGAGCGGTTTGTCCTCGTGTCCACCGACAAGGCGGTTCGGCCCGCCGGGGTGATGGGACAGACCAAGCGGCTGGCAGAGGCGATCATTCAGCAGTACCCCAAGTGGGGTGCGGTGCGGTTCGGGAACGTGATCGGCTCATCAGGCAGTGTGGTGGAAACGTGGGAGGCCCAGATTGCGGCGGGTGTGCCGATGACCGTCACGGGCGGGGACATGACGCGGTACTTCATCACGGTCAATGAGGCGGCGGGGCTCGTGATCCAATGCGCCGGGATGGGCGGGGGCGGCTACATCCTCGACATGGGCAAGCCGATTCGGATCATCGACCTCGCGCACCGGGTATCGGAGGCGTACGACGGGTGGAGCATTCGGATCAGCGGGGTACGGCCCGGTGAGAAGATGCACGAGGAACTGTGGCAGGGGGATGAGATGACCACCTCGACAGACCATCCCGGCATCATGCGGTACACGCAGGTGTTCGACGGATTCACCCGCGCGATGATCGAAGAACTGACGGGGACGGGTGCGCATGCACGCGACGGCGCGGCGATGCGGTTCCTCGACGTATGGGCTCCAAAGGATGACCACGCACAGATAGCCGATATAGAGACTGCTCACCGTCCGCCGGTCAGTCTGAGACAGCACGCCTAAGGGCCTAGCTGCTCCCGACCTTCCGCCAGTCCGGGCGCGATACCGCACCCCAACTCGGAAGGAACACAATGAACAAGTTTCGTTTTGCCGACGTTCTGGCGATTGCCAAGAGCATCGGCTACAGCGGATTGGAAACGCCCGATCAGGTCGAGGCGATCCGGTCCTTCATCATCGCGTCGAAGAAGATCGTCAACGGCTCGGACGGCAAGGCCGTCGAGTGGACGAAGGCCATCATCGAAGACGAGCCTCTTGTCATTAAGGCCGTCAGTGTCAGCGTGTCCGCAGACGTTGCCGATGTCAAGGAAGCGGTCAACAAGACGAACGACCTCGACACGCTCATCAAGTCCGGCGTGCAGGCCGAACTCGCCAAGGCTCGCGGCCACGGCAACCCCAACGCCAACGTGCTTGATCGCGTGGAAGTGATCGAGGTTGAAGAGGCCCTTTACAACACCTCCCGCAAGCACTTCCGTGACTACCCCACGGCGAAGCGGTTCCGGGATGCCCTGCTCATGAAGATGGGTACCGCTCGTCCCGAGTTTGCCGAGAACGAGCAGGTCGTCAAGGCCACCAAGCGGTGGAACTCCGATCCCGTGGTCAAGGCGTACGGCACCACCACGCAGGCAGGCGGCGGCGCACTCGCCTTCATGCAGTTCATCCCCGACGTGATCCAGAACTTCGTTCAGTACGGCGTGAGCCGTCAGCTGGCGCAGGTCTGGCCCATGACGCAGGAAATCGCCTACATCCCCAAGCAGACGGGCATCCAGACCGTCTCCTACCCGGCCCAGTCCGGCACGATCTCTCAGTCCACCGGCGTGACGTTCTCCAACGTCGCTCTGACCGCGAAGACCGGCACTTGCATCATCAAGGCTTCGATGCAGTTGATGCAGGATGCCAACATCCTCATCGCTAACAACTTCATGGAGCAGTTGGTCCGCGCCTTCGCCTACACCGAAGATCAGGCGATGTTCAACGGCAACGGCGAGGCGGCTCTGGGCGGGGTCATCGGCCTCTACCAGCGGTTCCTCGGCGTGTCGGCCACGCTTGTTGCGGCTGGCAACGTGATCGGCGGCTCCTCGTGGGACGGCCACACGATGACCAACCTGACCACGGTCTACGGCCTCCTGCCCGACTACGCCCGTGCCAATGCCAAGTGGGTCTGCAATCCCGCGTTCCTCGGCACGCTCCACCGTCTGGGTCTTGCTCAGGGCGGCGTGACGTTCCGCGAGACGATGGATCAGGGCTATGTCCCCTACTTCATGGGCAAGCCGGTCATCACGGCCAACGTGGTCAACGGCACGAACGCCGCGTCCAACCTCACCGTCGATCTGTACTACGGCGACTTCTCCCGCGCCGTTGCGATCGGTGATCGTCTGGGCCTCCAGCTTGATGTGTCCGATCAGCGGTACTGGGACGACTACAGCATCGGCATCCGTGGCGTTATGCGTCACGACGTGCAGGTCCACGACGTTGGCACGCTCGCTGCCGCCGGTCCCGTCATCACCCTCAGCCAGTCGTAAACCAATCGCACCACACGGGCGGGGTGTAACAGCCCCGCCCATTCGGAGATTCCTCAATGAACCAGATCGAACAAATCCAGTGGATCACCCCGGCGAACGTGTCGCCGTCCGGTGCCGTTGGACCGTATTACAAGTCTTCGGCGGGCCAGACCGTCTCCGGCACGCTCGACCTTCGCGGGTACACCAAGGCCCGCGTCATCTTCGTCCGCAACGTGAACTCCACGGCGGCGGCTGGCCCCGGCATCAAGATCTACCTCCGCCACGCCTCGTCTTCCAAGACGTGGGCCAACGGCACCGCGCTCGGCACCGTCGTGTCCGGCACGGCCATCACTTCGGCCAACACCTCGGGCAAGTGGGCCTACGACGTTGACATGGCGAACATCGGCCCGTACCTCACCTACAAGATGTCGGCCATCACCACGTCAAGCTGCATCGGCGTGATCTGCGAGGCTTCTCGCGGCGGAGCGAATCCGGCCACGAACCTCGGCAACCTCGCCACGTCGGGCTTCACCGCCCTCACCAAGATTCCCGATCAGCCGTGATCGAACCGCACGATCTGTACCCTCTCTTACAAGACACCGCGCACAACCAAGACGTTGTGCGCGGTGTTCTTGATTCTGCGAGGTGTGCGATCGACAAGCACATCTTGGCGATCTGGGAGGTTGCGACCTCGCGGGCCAATATGCACGGCACGTTGATGTCGCTGGATGACGTTGAGGGGATCGGCGCGGGCAAGGAATGGCGGGACAAGTGCGCACGGGAGACGGAAGCAAAGGACGGGGTAGCGGTGTACCTCTCGCACGCGGTGGAGGGATACGAGGTGGGGCGTGTGGTCATGCTCCCGCGTTCGATGGCGAAGTGGCTGCTCCGATGCTGGTGGGTACGCAAGGCCACACAGGCGGACGTTGACAAGGAAGTGGAGCTACAGCGGGCGGCGGTACACCCGCGCCCAATGGCCGATATTGGGAAGAGACTGGCGACGGCCCGGAGGATTCACGATGGCTCACTTCTGCCCGATGTATCAGGTGAGATTGCTGGAAGACACCCGCTTCGGGAAGATGGGCGAGAGCGTGTACTTGCCGCTTGAATACGCGGAGGCGTTGGTGTGTGACAAGCGGGCGGAGGTGGTGAAGGCGAATCAGCGAGCGACCCGCAAGAGCGGGATTCCGATCAAGCCCCTGCGCGGGGGAACCGAACGCAAGGGAGCCGACTAAATGGCCGCACCGACGATTGTGTCCGCGACGTACGCGCCCGCAACCGGCTACCTCACGATTGTGTGGTCGGAGGCTGTGACGTATGTGGGCGGCGCGGCGTATGCGTTCTATCAGCGGAACTCCGCTACGCAGGTGGCCAATACCGGTGCGCCCGTGTCCGGCGACGGAACGACGACGACGGCGTTTTCGATGACATCCAGCGCGGCTCAGGCCATCGCCACGGGCACGCTTGCGTTGTCGTCTGGCCTCGTCGCGTCAGTATCGACAAGCACAAACAACGCCGTCACCACGGGTCAGGCCGTGACGGTTTCGGGCGGGGAACTCTGCACCGTGGCGGATGTCAAGTCAGTGCTAGGCATCTCGGCCTCCACGTATGACACCGTGATCGGCACCTGCATCGCCTTTGCCGAGCGGTACATGGCGAATCTGTGCGATCGCCGGGACGACTCGACGGGCATGGTGGGGATGGGTCCGACATGGCTTTCCAGCGTGCGAACCGAGACGCGGACGGGGGCCTTGCAAGAGACGATCACGCTCCGGTATTGGCCCGTGACGACGCTTACCAGTGTCACGATCTACAGCAGCACGTCGAGCAACGTGGCGGTGTCCACCGGCTCGTATCGCCTCGATCAGAACGCCCGGACCATCCGATTCCTTGGCCGGCGACAGATCGCTTGGGACGCGGGCTTTATGCCAACGGACAGTCCTTTCGCGGTGGAACCCATTGACACGCAGCGGGCGTTCCCGTACACGCAGATCGTGTACACGGGCGGCTTCACGGCGGGGAGTGTTCCCGACGACTTGAAGATGGCGGCGATTGAACTCTCACGCCAGATATTCATGCGGCGCAATCGAGATTCCACGCTGGCGAGCGAAACGCTGGGCAACTACTCGTGGTCCGCGAATCCCATCGGGTTCAAGGATTGGCTGTCGGCGGAGTTTGCGCCGCTCTGGATGGGAAACTATCTCGGGATCGGAGGCGGGTACGTATGAGCGTGCTGTCGCTGCTCGTCAACTCCTGCACGATTCGCCGCACCACCACGGGAAAGTCCACGATGGGCGCGGCCTCTGTCACGTGGAGCGACACCACGGGCGTAGCGTGCAACGTGCAGGTGAAGAAGGGGACGCAGCGGGGGTATCCCGTGCAGGCTGCGGATACGGAGTACGACGTGTACTTTCCCTATGGCACGGACGTACAAATCTCGGACTTGATCGTGACGATCAGCAACCTGCCAAACCTCACGCTGGCGGTTGAGAGCGAGCCGGAGGACGAATCTGGCCACGGCGCGTATGCCCGCGTCACGGCCAGCCACTACACGGGCGGCGGTGTGAAGTGACAACCCGCGTTACCTTCGATGTATCGAAACTCGGGGATGCCCTCACAAGGGCCGTGAATGACGGCCTAGCGGCGGCGGCGAATGTGGCGGCAGACGAGGCGGTGCGGTCGTTCGGAAAGAATGGGGAGGCCTCATCGCCGCCCGGAAGCCCACCCAACTGGCATAGCGGAAAACTCGGCAACTCAATCTCCTACGCCCATCCCGACAGGCTAGGTACACCCCTGCACGCGGCATTCGGCACGGAGGTTCCGTATGGCAAGTACCTCGAAACCGGGGCGACTGTGCGGCCCAAGCGGACGAAGTATCTCCCGGTTCCGATCAACGACGCGGCCAAGCGGATGGCCCGACAGGTGGGCAATCAGGGCGTGAGCCTCCGGACCAAGAACCTCAAGGTCATCATCGACAAGGCCAAACGCCAAGCCCTCCTCGTGGAACAGACCAAGACGGGGAAGCAGCGAAAGAACGGCGCGGTGTTCGTCCTGAAACGCTCCGTGACCATCAAGGCCCGACCGTGGATCATGCGGGCGGCGAAGAGCGCGCCCGATGCCATGCTCGCGGCATTCAAGGCAGCCGCCCGGAACTCATTGCAGGCGAGCGGTACCTGACCGCCCAAATGCCGATACAAGGGGTGTAACCGAACGCCGCTGGGCGTGAGTCGGCACGCCTCCGGGCCTAGCCGCACCCCGCTTGCCGCCAGTACGGGCAGTGTTGCTCCGCACACCCCACGGCGTTCACATGGCCCTGTTTCTCCCCGCCCTACTGAAGTCGATCAACGACCGCCTCTCCGCCGACACCGGCGCGGGCGGCTTGACCACGTTCCTTGGGAACGGGGCGACAAGCGTGCGGACATCGTTCCCGCCTCCCGGTGTTGACCCGCCCGGAACGACCTACCCGCTCGTCATCATCACGCCCACCAGCGACGACATTGACGACACCTTCCCCGGTCGGTTCGCCATGTACAACATCGAAGTCCGCATCTTCGTGGCCGAGCAATCGGTGACGCAGAGTGTGGACACGCTGCTGACCATGATGAAGATCCACGAGCGGATCATCGGAGACTGGCCGGAGCAGACGGACAGAAACCCTACCTACGGCATCGACGGGTGGTTGCCGGTCTTCACGGGCGGAACGTACACGGGCGACTTCGCCAGTTCGTACGTCGCTACCACGATGGACTATCAGGGGTACGACGACCAGACGGAGCCGGTAGGCGGGATTCGGGAGTGGGTGTTGAGGTTCGCGGTCGGTCTTTCCAGAAAACTCTGACGGAGGTGTCTTGTGTCATTTCCACTGCTTGGGCGCAACGCAACCGTCAACTCGTGGGGCTCCACGAATCTGTATTCAACGATCCTTGCAGCGATCACGCCCGCCTCGGCGCGGTACACGCTCCGCAACAACGGCCAGAACATCACGGGCATCGGCTCGTTTGCCATGTCGCAGATCGCGGGGCTCTGCTCTGCGGATGTGACCATCGGCGGGTATGCTGGCTCTGCTCCGTACCTTGGCGTGTATGGCTCCGTGGCGGCTGGCGGCTCACCCTCCGGCGCATCAACCCCGTATGTCACGAGCCCGCAAAGTCTGACGATCACGCTCGAAACCACGGGCGTGCATGACATCACCACTGGCAGCACTGGCAGCCCCGCCACGTACATGAGCTTTATGCCGGATGGGTTTCAGGCCCGCGCCTCTTGGACGGCTCTTGTGGATTCTTCCACGGCTCTCTCCGGCCCCGACCTTCGCACCACGACCACGTACAACCAGCTTGCATTCACCTACGCCAACGGCGGGACGGTCACATTCCCCGCGTGCAACATCCAGACCACGGACGTGCAGCTTGTGCGCGGGAACAAGCAACTGGTGACGTATCAGGCCGAGAGCAACGGCGGCATCTCGGCTTCGGGCGGTATCTTCGGAACGCAGGCGAGTTGGGGTACGTCCACCAATCCATTCCCGCTGTCGAGCTTGGGTGGAAGTGCCGCAGGCGCGCTGGTGCTGTACCTCATCTCTGGCGGCGCGAAGTCGATCTCGTTCGCCGATTCCTTCATCCGCTCAATGAGCATCACCGCTACGCCGTCCGCGCCAGTCGCGGTGACGATGGCGGTTCGCCCCACAGGTTCATGGACGATCACCTGAAATGAGTACCCCCGGCGGTCCAAACGAGATCGGCGCAGTCAGCGTTGGCGTAACAGCCGACCTGTCGCAACTTGCGCAGGACATGCAGGGGGCCGCGCCAATCGCGGAGAAGGCGGGGGAGGAGGCGGGGAAGGCGTTCAACAAGGGGGTAGAGAAGGCCACCACAGAGGGCGGCGGTGCGAAATGGATGGGCGAAGGATCGGATGGGTTTGTAGGACCGGCACGGCCAACAGGGAAGGATGAGGCGGCGCGGCAGTGGGCGTTGGCGAATGAAGAGGCGGCGGCACTCAATGCGGGCGGCGGGGGAGGTGCGGGCGCGGCGGAGAGTGGTGGGGCAGGTGGCGGCGCAGTTGTCGATGCTGCATCCATCCTCGCGGCGGCAAAGTTGATTCAGCTTGCCGTGTCAGAGTTTGCGGCAGCCGGTCAGAAAATCGGCATCGCCATCGGCGAGGCAATGCAGGAAACCCAGAAGCAGTACCTCGAACTCAATCAATCTCTTCGCCAGTATTCGCAATCTGTTGAGCGTGGTATTTCTCTCCGCGAGGACCACTACCAGAAACTCACGGGGGCCAATCCGCTCACGCGCGATGGCGCGGTCATCAAGAACGCTTCGGACTTGGAACGCGAACAGGCCACGCTTACAGAGAAGCGGGCTGAACTCGACAAAGAGTGGGCGACCACTCCGATGGACCTCACCGATGCGTACAAGTGGAAGCAGCGGTCTGAGTCTGTAAATAACCAGATGGCCGAGAATGCGGCTCGCATCGCTCGAGACTCCCGAGAGGTGAGCGATGTTCAGGCCCGCGTGCGCAGAGACTTCACGTACGAGGGCTTGCTCGCCCAAGAAGACGATGCGCGTGGAATATCCCATCCGGCCATCATGCCCGGAAACATCGTGCTTGATGCCATCGGGCAGGCGTTGACGCGAAAAAATCTTGCGGGCATGTCCGACGAAGAACTAATCAGAAAAACCACCATCCTCACTGAGTCAAACAACGAACGCGCTCGGCGAGTTGTCCGGGCGCGGTAAATATGCCATTCGTCGAAATCACAACCTCGCAGCAGAACGCCTCGCAGGACAGCGAAGGCTACATGCGCGTCGTGCGCACGTTCCGCGTGTGGGGCGTTACGCCCGCGAC